CTTGTGAAGCCTTGATTATGCAGAACTCAGTTCTAAATGATCAAATTAAGGCACTAACTAAAGATATATTAGAAGCAGACAACAAGGGTTAAAATTATGCTAACACACAAAGAACAACAAGCACTTAACGCTTTTCTAGAATATAGGAATAAAACTGAAGTCGCACGATCTTTGGGTGTTTCAGAATCAACCATTAGAGCAACTTTAAAACGAGTTGAGCGCAAAGGATTTGCTCCTTGGCTCAGTAGAGCCATCACACCCGACCATCTATCCGTAGCTAAGACCACTGTCCAGTACGGACCAGATGGTGAGGTGCAACGAGAGTGGAAACGACTTCTGCCAAATGCAGAAGCTATGACAGACTTCGTTGACTCCCTGTGCGCACGAGCCGAGGGAACACTAAAGATTGCACCAGCACCCAAAGTAACACGTCAACGTAAAGATGTGTTGGCTGAAATCTGCTGCTTCGATGCGCACATTGGTATGTATGCCGAGGCAGGAGAAACCAATAGTCAAAACTACGACTCGGACATTGCTGTGAAACGTATTCACAACACTACAGACGCTCTGCTGTGTCGCATGAACAACCCAGAACACATCGTTGTCACCTTTGGTGGTGATATGCTACACGCAGACACTCGGAGCAATAAGACAGAGATGAGCGGTAACGTACTAGACGTTGACAGCCGCTACCATATGGTTGTCGAAAAAGCAGTCACAGCTTGCTACGATGTTGTAGCTATGGCTTCCGAAGTAGCTGAAAAGGTTACTGTAATTATACTAGAAGGCAACCACAGCTGGCACTCTGAAGTCTGGCTTGCTCAAGTATTAAGAGCAGCTTACTCCCAATGCGACCGTGTTGAAGTTGTTATGCAACGATCAGCTCGTAAGCACATGGTCTGGGGAGACAACTTACTGGTATGGACACACGGAGACTCCGTAGCCATGACCAAGTGGCAAGGTATTATCTCAACTGAGTTTGCTCAGCTCTGGGGACAGACCAAGTGGCGTCACCTAAAGATGGGACACGTACATCACAAGAATGCTCGCAACGGAAAAAGCCTTGTAACATCCGACCAGAATGGTGGTTGGGTAGAGAACCACGGTCTCTTGGTTGAGTACCTACCAGCCCTGTCAGCTACGGACGCTTGGCACGCATCAAAAGGATTTATCGGAAGCCAGCAAGCAATGACTGGATTCGAGTACCATAAGAAACAAGGACTAATAACAAGATTATACGAACCAGCGCACTAGGCAAAAAAGAAACCCAACCTTTAATTTAGGTTGGGTTTTTTTGTTATGCTAATTTAACTACAGACATCTTAAAACGTGACCAACTTAGTGCGCTAGGTCTGCTGGATCTAAAAAATGTTACACTAAAAGTAGTTGTTGTATTTGCTACAAACGATACCTGAACATAATTTAATTCAGAAGTGCCTTCGTTAACTATTAATTCTCTTTGTACTGAAGACCCTTTTTTCACTTGCACAACCCAATAATCATTACCGTCGCTATCAGCTTCCTGTAATGAACCTTCAATAGATATAAGATACGTCCCCGCACTTTGCAGTTTAATATTTCCAGAAGATACAGAAATTAAATTATCGGGATCACTCTGTTCAGTAAAAGGTATATATAAATTACTATCGTATATACCTTTGTATCCGTTAGCAGCAGACAGTGTAGCAGCTTTAAGACCACTATTAGCAATTGCTGTTGTGTTAGCAAGAACCTGAGCTTCCAAAGTAGTATCTTGTGCATCCACATAAGCCTTTACACCCCCACTAGTAATCATATTTGGGCTAGCATCGACTGGTGTAGTGTCCGCATTAGCTACCTTTTGAATAGATGCATCTACTACTGCTGCTGAATTAGTTAGAGTATATTCTGCCATGATTGTTAAGTTATCTTACTCACTTTAATTTCTGTATTGCTAAGCGTAGTTACAGTGTTTGTGGGAGACTCATACATCCTTAAATACCAGCTATCACCGTTCTGAATATTCCAAGAAATAGTTCTAAAGCCACCGTTTGTATTCTGTGCATTATTAAGAGAAATAGTCATACCACTAATTAGTGTTCCGTTTTTGAGAAACTGCATTGAGTGGGCATCACTACCTCCATCTGCATCAAATGCAGTTAAAACAAGTGTTGCCGAGTACTGTCCTGCTTTTGTCGCATTATTTATATTTAATGAAAAAGTATTAGTACCGTTAAAATTAATATAACCATTAGGATCTGATTCAACCCAACCAGTAACAGTTCTTGTATCAGAATAAGATGTAGTTGGTAATGTAAGAGTAGCAAAAGTGTTGAGCGAATTAACTGTGGCTTGCAATGCAGCAACATCAGCTTCAACAGCAACTATACTAGTTTCCAAAGCAGTATCCTGCGTGTCCACATAAGCCTTTACACCACCACTAGTAACCATATTTGGGTTTCCATCAACTGGTGTAGTAGTCACAGCAACTACTTTTTGTAGTGCGCTATCAATATCCGTTGCTGTATTATTTAGTGTATATGTAGACATAAGTTAACATTTCCATTTGCGCAAAGCTAGTGCCTTACGTGTAGGTCTGCCCTTAGAATCCTTCATAGGACCCTTTACCCCAGACATACGAGCACAGAATGACTTCTTCCGCCCCGCCCGTTTTCCTTTGGGATTAGATTCAGTAACTGGAGCCTTGAGCTTCGCTCCAGTCTTGCTGTTGTAATACGATCGACCCTTAGCACTAAGACCCCCAGATGGGTTCTTATGCTCCTTCCTCATTGATACTTTTACTTTTTTTCTCGCCACAATTACAATCTCCTTTCCTTTCGCAATTTCGAATTGCTTTCCTTAAGACACTGACAGCCCTTTTGCCCTCAGTCAAGTCAAGTTCTTTTCTTAGCTTACAATGCCTATTTCGCATTAGCTTTCATTTTCCTTCTTTCATTATTTACAGCAGACCCAACTACGGTACTTTTCTTAGCTACTTTTTTTAAAATTTCTTTGTTTCGGTCATTATCTGCGTTTTTTAGGTCTTTGTTTACTCTGTCTAGATCACTTGTGCCAGCTTTCTCTTTATTTTGTTCAAGTAATTTTCGCCTCTCTTCTCGTTCTGCCCTAGCTCTTTGCTGCGACCTTACTTTAGCCTCTGTTGCTTTTTTAGCTGCTACTTTTGTTGCCTTCCTAGCTGCCAAAGCTTTTGTAACTTTCTTAGTTACTGTTTGTGCAGCAGCAATAGCTATCCGCCCACCCCTCATCGCAGGGACAAAGAATTGTGACGCTGGACTGATCATTGGTTCTGGCATAGTTATTGATTCTCTAAAGTGTTTACGTAGTCAAGGATTTCACCTATAGTTTGTTTTTGATACTGATTAAATTCGTGGTTGTTCAGTTCCTGTATGAACTCTGGAATCCGACTCTTCTTTACTGTCACGCAACCATTCATCAATAAGCTTGCTGTTACGATTATACCTACGATTCTTAACTTCCTTAACATACGAATTTTGAATTGTAAATAATACATTTGCAATCTTAGGAAAAGCAATCAGTAAACTAACAACTAGCTTTATCATTAATCTTTAGCTTTACCAACATTAAGTGCGAGCCAATCAACAACCTTGTAAATCTTAGCGACCCAAGTGTCGTCTTTCGGTGTAGGAGTAAGTGCAGCAACAGCGGAAGCAGCAGCTACAATAGTAGTAGCGACCCCAATAAGGTCACTAGCGTTTGTGATGATCCAGTTTAGTATGTTCATGATTATTTATTTTGTAGTTCCTTGATTACCTTGATTGCTGATGCAGTCATATAGACTAGAGTAGCAAGACCCACAACTAGTCCTAGAAGTTCGTTAATGTGATTCAATTCAATAGTGGCAACAACGCCCCCTGTCCCAATTGTTGATTTGTAAATAATGTCTTGCATTGTTATGGCTTTTCGGGGAATGATAAAACACCATTCTCGTTAATTAATGAATCCAAGTCACGGAGCTTTTGTCGATACGCAACCCAAGCACCCTTTGCTTCACTGGAAAGGGGAGTGTCCAAAACTTGAGTCCAATCGGATTCCACAAGTAGCTTGTTGCGCATTTCCCTATGAGCTTCCTTTACGCTATCTGGACTTTCAATCCAATTCTTTTTGCTTAAAGTAAGAATTTGCCCATCTACATAAAACAGGGGTTCTGTTGTCCTAATGTAAACAACTTCGTTGCCATCCTGTGCTTGGTAAACCTCTTCAACCTTGGTGGAACTAAAAATCTCAGCATCCTCATCAGAGATTTGAATAAGAGTTTCAAGATCAAGAAGCCCCTCGATTTCGGTATCCGATACGGATAGGATTCTTTTGGTTTCGTCAAGTAATGCGTATTTCATTATAGAATATAATTAACTGTTAAAGTATGAAACGTTGTTCCGTATCCAGTAGCACCCACTGGCACGTTGATTTCCGTTGTGCCAATATTAATAAATGAGCTGTCTAATGCAGTAGGTGCAGTAGTTGCTAAGCAGTTGATTGTGGTCAAGGATGTGCAGTCACGGAAAGCTCCAGCCCCGATTTCTGTTACCCCCGCAGGGATTGTTATTGAATCCAAAGATGTGCATAATCTAAGCACATTGCTTTCAACACTTGTTAGGCTATCGGGAAAGCTAAAGTTATTTAATAGCGAACAACCATAAAACGCAAAGCCTGCAATCGTAAATCCATCATTATCTGGCAATGTTACAGTCGTAAGGCTTGTGCTATCCCTAAAAGCAGCAAGCCCAATTGTGTTTAGATCTGTTCCAGCGAAATCAAAGGAAGGCACGGAGACATTTTGGAAGCATCCGCTTCCGATTATTTTTAATCGGGTATTAGTTCCTTTATCAAAACCATTAAAAAGAGGAGCATCCCGAAAGGCATTGTCCCCAAGAAACATGCTGTTTTTACCAAGTTTCAATCCGTAGAAATAAGCCTCACGGAAAGCGGATGCTCCGATAGTAGCTAATCTATAAGGAAGAACTAATGTTTCATTTCCGTTTACATTGAACGCACCTCGGAATGCTTGAGCAGAAAGGATCGTCAAGCCATCTGGAAATTCATCTGGGATCACTAATCCTGTGCAATTCAGAAACGCACTTTCTCCGATTGAATATAAGTTGTTATTTAGGTTCAAATCAACTAAATTTGTGCAACCATTAAAAGCCGAATCGGATACAAATCTAACCTTTCCTCCGAAATAAATCTCCGTCAAGTTCAGATTTTGACTGTAACCAGAAATGGTAACCAAATTGGAAAGGGTGGTGACACCACTCACTACACTAATAGACATCGGATACCGATTCTTATCTGTGTATCCAAGGTAATCTACATTAGCAACTTGCCCTAATCCAGTATTGCGACTAGGAAGAGTTAGGTTAAAGGTTCGGATAGATCCATCCATATCCGTGACTTCAATATAATTATCAACGCGGATTGTTCCCTGTGCCTCGGTAGAATCAACTACTCTTAATATACCCTCAACAGTTGCTTCAGCAAGCGTTGGGTTATCGATTGGGGCTTTAAGAGCAATATCATTAGCATTTGCTGTAATTAAAGGCATCAACTCTTGCTCAAGCTCATAAACGGATGCTTCATTGTTTATTGAAACACCAAGTGTGCCGTTATTAGTTCCAGTCCTGAGCACACGCCCAATCTCAACTTCAATCAACGGTTTTATATGCGTTAATGCACCAGCCACTGTTGAGCTAAGGTACACTAATTCACCTTCAACAAATCCATCCTGCGTTCTAAGGCTAAGGTCACGAACCTTGCCCATTAGGGTAATAAATCCCTCTCCATTATTTGCTGTGATTGTTTGCGTAACTACACCAAATGTCTTGTGTGCTTCTTCGGTGGTGGATGCAATCGCTAACTCAATGTTTGGAGTATTTGCTGTTGCCCCGACAATCTTGACTATTTGCCCATCAACTAAATCAGTTGCTGTTTTGTTTCGGCAATACAATACAACCTCTTGCCCCAATTGGATCGTTGTTCCATTTGCACCCGTTACCAAGTCCAATGTCTTTTCTTGATTATTCCAGCTTAACTCTCCACCTAGACCAGCAGCATTGAAGTCCGCAGTCGTGATGTCCGCAGAGGGAATTGTAGTTGTCCCAGTAAATGTAGCATCAAGGATGGGAGCGAGCAATGCTTCAGCAGCAGTTGCACGAGTTGTTTCGTTAGAAATTGCTGTTGCATTAACTCCTTCAGCAGCAGTTGCACGAGTTGTTTCGTCAGAAATAGCTGTTGCATTTGCTTGCTCAGCAGTACCTGCCCTAGTTATTTCAGCACTTATAGCTGTATTTAATTGCCCCTCAGCAGTAGTCGCACGAGTTGTTTCGTTAGAAATAGCTGTTGCATTAACTCCTTCAGCAGCAAGCGCACGAGTTGTTTCGTCAGAAATATCTGTTGCATTCGTTGCAATATCTGCTGCATTAACTGCTTCAGCAGCAGTTGCACGAGTTGTTTCATCAGAAATAGCTCCTGCATTCGTTACAATATCTGTTGCATTAACCCCCTCAGCAGCAAGCGCACGAGCTTCCTCAGTAGTAATAGCTGTCTCATTTGCCGTAACTCCTAGATACGTTTTAGCATCTGCAAGCGTTTGCTTTGCAAGAAGAGCGTCAAGATCAGAAGATACGGTAAGATTGGGCATATTATTAAGTAGTAATTATAGTGTATATTTATAGTTTAGGTCATTCGTTGTCAAGGATTTGCTACCTCTTTTCATTTGCAGCAGCCTCAGCACGAGCAGAAAGGTCTGTTTGTATATTTTGAGTGGTTTCTCCCATAACAAAACCAATTGCCTTGGTCATTACAGGACCGACTATGGGGTACTGTTCTCCAGTAAGAGGCTTAGCTGCCTTCTTAAAGTCACCCTTTGCAACATCAACCACTGTTCCACCTACTGGGGACAATACTGATTCAGGACCAAACTGGGCAACATTCAACCCCATCTCAGCAATACCAAGGACACCAGACTGACGAATAATCCGAGAAAGATCAAATTCTGTCATTTCCAGTGGATCAATTGGTTCTTTACCTTTTGACAGATCCTTAAGTATAGTTGCCATATATCCAAAAGCTAGGGCTGTCCCAATGTAAGTTGCTAGGTGAGCCATCTTAAATGCATTGTGAGCTTGCTCACCCTTGTAACCGTGCATAAATCTACGATATACCACACGAGACATTCCAAGAGGGAAACTAGTGTACTGTAGGGCAGTACGAGCTACTTCACCGTCAATTTCACCAGCTTGTAATCCAAGCCTAGAAATAGCCTGTGCTCCAGCATCTGGCTCTAAAACTCCTTCTTTCATATAAGAAACTAGAAATCCACTGACTTTTTGTTGGAGTTTTGCATTGGGAATATTGGATGAACCCAGACGATACTTCCCATCGGCTGTTTTTACAACATACTTACTTAAAGCCTTTAGCTCTTTTTCAGTAAACCCAAACTCCATCATTCTTGACTTTAGTGTTTCGGTAAGCTTCTTAGCACGAAACTGTTCGCCCATGCTGTTTGTAATAAGGTCAATGAAAAGTTGCTGGTGTGCGGCTGTTGCTCTGTTTAAACCATTAAGTTCAAACATAATATCATTAGCCTTACCCAACCAACCTCCAGTAACAGACTCACCAGAAACAGTACGTTGAGCCATTTGACGTGTAATCAAATCAAACCCAGCTCCTTGAGAGCGATACCACGCTGCCATGTCTTTGTTTTTACCAGAAAACTGTGTAGCAATAGCTTCCTTGTATGCTGCAATAAAGTTTCTGTAGTTTACGTCTCCATTAATATACTGAAGGGTTGAAAGTATCATCGGTATATCACTTAGCGTAGATATACCAGAACCACCTAAGAACAACACATTTGAACCTTTTCGCAGGTTTTGAGCTGTGTTCGCAATATTAACATCTACAGGATTATCTAGTTTACCAGTAACCTGTTTTGCTGTCGCATCTAAAATATTAAATCCTTTTTGGTTAGTAAGCCCAGCTTCTCTGGCAGCACCCATAACCATGTTATATGGGTCGTGACCTAGATTCTTAACCAAAGCAATTCTTTCAGACCGCCCACGGATTTGTCCTAACAACAAACGCCCAAGGTTATCGTAGTTACCTAGTTTGATTAATGCTTCTGTTTTAAACTGCTCATTGTAAGCAAGCTTTGCTGTCTTCCGCATTGAACCAACTGCTGATGTTTCACCATCACCTAGATCTTCAAATTTACCAGATTTAATCTCATTGTACATACGCACAAGAAATTCATTAATTTCAAACTTAACAAAAGGCTCTGGCGTAGCTTTAATATCTTTTGCTTTCTTCCCACCAGATTTCCCCTGCATAACACCGCCGTGCAAGCGAGTTGTTGAATCTACGTCAAGTACCTTTAACATATAAGACACAAACTCTGCTTCAGACATAGCAGCTATAACATTGCGGTCATACTTCATACTGTAGCCACTAAAGTTTTTGCTGTCCCGAATGTTAACACCCAAGTGGTTAATCTCAGCCATCTGACCACGATTAACTGTTTTGATGATGTCCACCAGCTTTTCAAAGTACTCAAGACCTTCAAGCCTTTTTGGAATCTCCCCTGTGGAGATTGCCTCCATTAAATCAAGGTGCATCTGCAAAGACGCTTCTTTTAGGTTCCGCCCATAAATTTCAGCAATCTTTGGATTCTTCAAAGCAGCATCTCGATAGGATGACATATAACTACTTGGATCTTCTCCAAGAAATACTTCTAACAAATCGTTGTTTACTAGAAACTCAATTATAGGAGACTGATCTTTAATAGTCTGTGCGTCGATCTTTCTTTGGATAGATGTATCCCGATCAACATCTTTACGCAAACTACCATCTAACACTGTTTTTAGTTGAGCTAGTTTTTGTGCCGGAGTTTTCTTACTCTTAACAATTAAATTAAGTTTATCAGAGATAGCTCCGTCATGCACAAATCTAAGGATCATAGCTAGGTTTTCTTCGTGCATATACTTATTTACACGTCCCATCTTTTCCCCCTTACCCAGTGTCTCGTCTAGAAGAATAAATCCAATCCGCTGAGTCAGCTCCAATGGTGCTCCAGCTTTCTTCAAGTCAGCTAATCGAGCCACAATGTCTTCTTGCTCTGATGCCGACTTAAGAATCTTAACTACCTTTGTACGCCGTTTTTCCATTCCCAAAAGATTTTGAGTAATAGTCTCTACGTATCCAGACAGGTAGTTGTACCCCATGTCATCTAACTTTTTGCGAGTGTTTGCAATGTAGATGTTTATGTCATCCCTAGTCATCCCAGCAAGGTTTTCTCGACCAAGCAATGGAAGAATGGAGTCATCACCCAGCAAGTTGTTGATAGTGTCTTCTAGGTACTTAGCAGGGTCTGCCATGTACTTATCCTGCTCCGCAGCACGAGACTTCAAGTTTGGATTCTCGTAAGCAGCTTTTTGAAAGATTTGCTTTGGTTGATCAGCTGCTGGTTCTGCGTCGTAAATCTTACGAATCTGTGTATCCACCTTAGTCTTCGTTCGAAGCTCATTGATCACAGAACCAACTTGAGTAGCTATCTTAGCTGGATCTTTTATCCCAGTAAATAGATTTTCGTACCCATCTACTTTTAAAATCTCACCGCCATATGCTAGTAACTTTCCAACTAGTTTACTGTATTTAGCATAAAGCACAGGATCATCATCTTTGATTGCACTCCAAAATTCTGGGCGTGTAAGAGCAAATTCAAGGATGTGACTGGGAGACTCAACCATAAACGAATCAAAACCTTTTGCATCCCTATAGCCACGCTCTTTAATTGTTGCCAGCATCGCTTCTTTAACTGATGGCTGATTTGCAACCATAAGAAGTTTTGCGTACATGGCTGGATCTGTTTCTGCTAAACTGTGCCAAGATTCATGGAATAGGGTTGACATTACTTTTGTAAACACCCCCTCCTGCACTGGAACACCCTCTGTTGCTCTACTGCGAGTTAAAGCTTGAGTGTCATATGCATCTGAAAATATAATATGTGGTTGAGCAATGTAATTCATTAGCTCCCCAGAAACACTCCACCCAGCGGCTAATCCACCAGCTTTAGGGGTATTCTCAGTAACATTTAGTTTTTGAGCTACAGGTTGTTTTGAAATAGTTACGGGGATTGCACTATCATCACCAAACATTATTTCATTTACAATTTTACTTGCTTGTTGAACC